CCACTAATATTTCTTGTGGGCGTTCCATGACAGTTGCATCATCGTAGCGATTTTTAATCACACCACAAAGTTGCATTAAATCCATAGAGGCAAATGATTTTATTTCTAAAACTGTATTACCCTGGCGCACACACAAAGCAGAATTATCGCCACCGAAGCGGGCAACATCTAAACCCCACACTATGGGCGCGGAGGCGGTGAGGGCGACATCACGATCTACTGCTGCGCGTATAAGTTCCATAGATATCACAGTATCATCGTCAGCTTTTGGAAACTCGCCCATGACTTCTACGCGGGAGACTGTCGAATCCTCGCCATATTGTTCAATCATGGTTTGGAAAAGTTTTTGGTCAGTGCCTTCGACTGTGCGCGAGTCTACTTGTAGCGATTTCCAAAATGAGCGTTTGCTGTGAAAGGAATCATAAAATGGCCCAGTATTGCGGCGCGGGTTGGAGAAAGTAAACCAATAACGATCTTTGGTAGGCTCAGAAAAGAAACCTTCAGAAACCGAGTAGATGGGCGAGGGTATACCTGATGCCTCATCCATGATTAAACAAACTCCGTAGGAGCTGTGAATACCCGCAAAAGCATCTGGGTTTTCTTCTGACCATAGTTGTGCTTGGGCGTAATAATACCCGGTATCGATTTTAAGATCTCGCTCTAGTGCTTCTTGAAACCACCCAGCAGGTTTAATCGTGGTAGCAGTTTTCATAAACCAATGAGAATTGATGGCGAGGGTGAGCCATTTGCCTAATTCAGCCCAAGTTCTACTTCTAAGCTGCTGTTCGGTGTTGGCGGTCACAATAATAGTTGCGCCAAGCCTTGTGGAAAGCATCCAAATAATTAACCAAGCTACTAATGCTGATTTACCAATACCACGACCAGAGGCTACAGCTAATCTGAACATCTCTGGTAACTCTATGCTGTTGTTTCTTTGTATATGCGTTGTAATATCTCGCAAAATTTTTTCTTGCCACTCTCTTGGGCCTTCAAAATGTTCGAGGGGGGTGTCCTTTTGTCCCCATGGGAAAGCAAACTTAACAAAGTTTAATGGATCATCTTTGATGTTCATTGACCATAGTTCGGTCATTAATTGCTTTTCTTGTTTTGGGTCGTATTTCATAAAAAAAAATTAAAAAATTTTAGTGCAAGTGTTCTAAATTTTTAGCCCCCGCCGAAAAAGTGACCGGGGGGGTTGCAAGATCGGAGAGTAGATCTTGCCGAGCTGCCCGGTCTTGACATGGATACAGTAAGGGAGATGAGAGAGTTCCCACGCCTAGCTCGTATTTTTAGTTGGCAACGAGTCCTCTGAAAGGACACGCTGTGAATTAGGCTGATCTTCTACGACTTTGCCCTCGATTACACGACTCTTTGCAGAATCCAGGACTTCAGCTAAATTTAAGTTGTGATTTACCTCGGCTTTGTCCATCCACGATCCACTATCTCGGTTTTTTAGGAAGAAAATTTGGGCCGTAGTATTTCCATCAAGAGCTGAAGTGTAAAGTGCGTTGGTCACCGCAGCAATTGCTTTAGCTCTTCCGTTCTTTAATGCGACTTCAAATTCCCCCCTTTCTCGTTTTCTTCGATCAATCGTGGATGTTGATGTGTTTAAAAGCTGCGCTATTTGTTTTTCAGATAAACCATTACCAGCCCATCTCTCGATGTTTTCAAAGTCTTCTTCAGTAAATTTGATCCGTTTACGACCAGCTCGACCCTTTAAGTAACTGTAATCTTTCTCTGCCATACGAAAATTCTACTGTATATAACAACATTCCCCTATAGATTTTGACATACTTAATTAGGTATTAGTGTAGAAAAGAGTTGCATTGTGCGTTCTATTTGATATAATTATTGTGTAGCCAAAGAAAGCTACCATTTAAATAGGAGAGATAAATGAAAACATTAACAGAAAACAGAAAAAAAGAATTAGACAGAATGTCTGAGGAAGATGTGTATTACTTTTGGAACATCTTTACTGAAGCAGAAAGAAACTACATTAATACTACTTCTGTAAAAAACATTATTTAAAAAAAGAAGTAATAATACATAAAGCCACTTAACCCTCTCATTGAGGGTTTTCGTGGTAGAACTAACTCATTTTATAGGAGAGATAAATGAAAGACTTTGCACATAAACTGCATAAACCACAACAACCAAAACCATGGCATGACATAGCTCGTGAGATGACTGAGAACTTAATCGTTGTCATAGCGACTGTGTTGGCTCTGGTAATCATTATTAAGGGAGTAATGTAATGGAAGATATAAAGACTTATTTAGACGAAGGTGAACACAATAGTAGTTGGTCAAATGATTGGAAAGACCCGGACAACTTTTGGGGAAACAATGCTCAAGTTCATGTTTACTACAATCGTAATTGCAGCTTTAAATTCAAACGAGAAATTTGGCATGGTTATAAAAGGAAGATCATTAAACCAAATGACATCGAGATACTTACCAACGACACGCCATTTACCAAAGCTGAATTAAAGACAGCCCTAATAGAGAAATGGTTTGCATGGGAGAACGAAAACACAAGACAAGCCAACAACAAGGGTGCGCGAGAGCGTAGGGCGAGACAAAAGGAGATAGCGTAATGTCAGTCACTCAATACAACTTTAGAAAACCAAAGATCAATCGCCAAGAACATGAGGCGATCAACAAGATCTTAACGCATCCACACTTCAACGCCTTAATTAATCCTGAGGCCCTTGATGTATTAACCAATCTTGGAATTAGTGCTAAACAGTTCCAGGACATTATTAATAAAAATAAATCAATTTTAAAAAGCTATAAAACTAAGGAGATAAAATGAGTAAAGAGAAAAACCACGCACCATATACACCGAGCAACATCAAAAGATGGACTACTTGCCCGGGCAGTAAAAAAGTGCCAAGAGTTATTTATGGCAAAGGAGGAATAGGTAAAACATCTTTTGGCGATAACATGAATATTATTAAACCAACCGAGGAAAAGAAAAAATGACACAGCACAGAGAAATGATAGAGGAAGCTAAACGCTTACTAAATAGCGAAAGGGAAAACATACCAAGCATGAGCAAGAACTTTAGCAAAGACTATTGGCTATTAACTTATCCATGCGGAAAGGTTGTTAAAACTTACGAGGATAAGCGTAAAAAGGATGTAATAGTACAGGAGTCATACAATGATTGAAGTAATAATATTTGAAATAGTTAGGGCAATAGGTTTATTACTCTGCATAATTTTACCCGCTTATGCTTTTGCTAAGTCCGACATAGACGAGGAAATGTAAATGATTGAAATAATCGGTTATATTTTTGGTATTGGTTTTTTAACTTGGTTGGTCATAATGATAACGCTATGGCTGATCTTAAATTATTGGGAGAATAGATAATGAGTTATGAAATAGCAGAATATAAATACATAGGACACATGAGAAGTGTCTATGGACTCAAGGGTGACTTAGAATACCCAAGCAGAAAACACTCGCAGCAAGACAGCGAGGGCAATTGGCTTTTGATATCTTTCAACGGACACAAGATGGGAAAGGTAATGAAAGACGGAAAAGTTATCGCATAAAACACGGGCCATTGAATAGGTTGCTACTCTCCTTCCCCCAAATAGTGACCTAGGCCCACCAACAGAAAATGTTTACGCCCACGCGCCTGACTTTTTTTCAGGCGTTTCTTTTCATCCTCTAATACGATCCACACTAGGTTCTTATCGCTCAACTCCTGCAACGCCCGCCCACAGGTTTTTCTATTAAGTCCTACCATCTGCGTATAGTAATTCAGCGCATCGTGTGAGCTAAACGTCTCATATCGCCATCTTTCCACTAGTGACCAACCAAAAATTTTAGCACTCGCGCTCAGATCAGTTCTTTTAGCTACCTCCCAGCGATACCACTTCCAGACAATATTACGCAGCTTATTAAAGTCTTTACTCGCGCGCGCGAGTGAGAGTGGAACTAGCCCACTCTCGCGCCCATTATCAACTTCACCTGGCACTAGCCACCAGTATTTATCATGTTCGTTTTTTCTTCTCATTTACTCTCTCATTGTGGGGGGTGTAAATGCGTTTAGCATTTCACCACCCTATAACTTATTTTAAGTTATGGATATTATAGTAAGTCTTACTATAGTTGTGTCCCATTTTTACTATAGTTTGGGACATATTTACCATAGTTGTGTCCCATTTTTACTATAGTTACTTTTGGTTACCCAGCCATAATTGGTGAATAATATTCTCAATGGATCTGAGTTTTTTCTTCTCCTCAGAGTTTTGTTTGGGTTTATTCACCAATGGTTTACCATGCTCTGCGAGTGCATCAATGATGAGCTGCACTTCTTGTTCACTTACTTGGATTTTTATTAGCATCCTTGCTCTCCTTTTTCTTTTTCTTATTAAATATCCTGTCCCAGTTATCTCGATACTCTTGACTGTAAGTCCCGGGGCGAGGTTTGTCACCTTTACCGCTCACGACTGCCTCCAGGTAATTGTTCTACATCAAACCATCCACATGGGTAATTAATCATATTAAAACTCTCCAAAGTTAAATGTTTCTTTATAAGGCTCTAAGACAGCCTCTCTCCTAAACAAGGTTTTGGTTTTGGTATCAACCTCACTGCTGTTTGATTTCACCACCGCGCCCTTGACTACTCTTAATCTGTCGTACTCGACGTCATTATCTAAACATATGCGTTCAGCTTCTTCTTCCTCGCCCAACCACAGGGCAAAAACACATCTGTGACTATCGACTAAGGAACTAGCGCCTCTGATTTTTCCTCTAATTTGAACTGGATCGTCATCTGCTTGTAATGCAGCTTTACTCATATGATGAATACTTAAACAAGTGGTTTTGAATTTACTGGATATTGAGGCAGCTAACTGACCATACATCTGCCCGGCTTCGTTGTCGCTGCTGATCTTTGCAGAGCCACAGACTGCTTGTATGGGGTCAATCACTACCAGTTCAAGGTTAGGTATGGTTTCTAATTCTGCTAACAGCTCCTGTGCTTGTTCGGTTAGGCCCATACCAGCCGATGTATCGTTGATTAATGTTAATGGCTTGGGTTGATCTGGTATTGTGTAAGCATAAACATCATAAGGCGCATCAAAGCGTTTGTTGTGTGGATCTAACGCATTGATTCGTCTGTGCATCTCAACCAAATCATCCTCGGCACTGATAATAACAACATTGCCACCTTTGGTAATTGGATGGTCAAACCAGTTGCCTTGTCCCTGGCTAATCTTAATTGCAAGATCTAATGCCATCATAGATTTACCTACACCACCAATAGATGCCAGGAGTGCTGGTTTAGATTTCTCTAATAAATTATCGACCAACCATTCTTTCGGTGGTGGCTCTTTAACCAAGCTACGAATAGGGTGTTGAGTGATCCCCAAACCCATGTTAAGTATTTCGTATTTAACCCGGTCTAACCCATGTTCTTGGGCCATATCGTTGTAGTCTCCTCTCGCACTCGGTATGCGTACGAAACTATTAGGAATAGCAGATGCTACCTCTTTAGCTTTCCTCTCGCCCACGCCACTCTCATCGTTGTCTAGGGCTATGTATAAACGAGCCTGACAAATTTTTCTAATATTACTCAAAGCCTCCAGCGTAAAGTTCGCCGAAAATACGCAAACTGTTGCGATCTTCGTACTTTCATAAACTGTGGCTGCGGTTGCATAACCTTCGACTATAACCAACTGTTCTTGCGTGGCGAGTTGGCCTATCTCACAACCAATTAAAAAAATATTTCCTTTAATCTCACTAGCACTGACAAATCGCTTTTGTCCTTTCTTGTCGATGTACTGTAGACTACGCAACTCTCCAGTCGTTGGAGATAGCACTGGAACAATTAAACTTTCATTTAACTGTTTCAATCCATAACTTTTAACATTTTTACTTTTTAAATACTCATGCGCTATAACAGGTTGACATTTCTTATACCTTTCTTGAACCTCTGCGGCTACTTCATCGTGCCGAATCTTCTTCGCTTCTTCAGCCCGCTTAACAGCTTCTTCCATTTGTTTTTGTAGAGCCTGTCGGTCTACAGGTGCTAAATCATTGGTATTGATGCTAGACCATTTGTGTTGTTCGCCTGTGCGCCAATTACCATAGGTTGCAAAGTAATTACCAGATAACTCGTTGCATACATACCAACCAGATTTTTGATTCCCGGTATCAGGCTTGATGCTTGGTGCTGCTCTAACAGGTACTCTTACGACTGCACCCGTTAAATCTAAGTGGTTGACAACCAAACCTTGGTTGTTCATCTCTCGCATTAAATCGTCTGTACTGTTGCCTTGAATGGCAAAAGTAAAATTCTTATCTATGACTAACCCTTTCTCTCCATAATATTTAGTCAGATCCATCTCTTAGTGTTCTCTCTAATTGTCCTGTCTCGGCTTGTTCGTT